AAGCCTAAAGGGACATGCCTATAACAACGCGAAAAAAGCGTTGGCAGGAGTAAAAGAAGGAAAGAAATATATTTATGATAAAACCTGGGGACTCACAGACTAAAAAAACTCTTCACGAGTTAGCGAAAGAATTTCCTGAGAAGACTTACAGGGAGTTGGAAAAGTATAGAGACGCCGACCGGCAAGAAGAAGCTCTCGGCATAGGTGGCATCGGTCACAACAACCCACCCGATCTTGTTGAAGTTATGGCTATAGAAAATGAAAAATTAAAAAAGAAGTCCGAACAGTTACAGGATGAACTGGATAGATTTAAAAAAGAAAATAATGATCTCTATAATAAAATCGCCGACCTAACAGAAGTTGCACAGAGTAAAGACTATTTTCGTGATCCTGATTACAAATATTTAATTGAAGAAAACCAGAGACTTGAACAAGAAAGAAATGAATTACTAGTGGTAAATAAAAGACTTAATCAAAAAACTGAAGACCAAGTTGAAAAAGCTCGTAAGGCAGGAATGTGATGAGAGAACATGATGAGATTGTTAAGGATATTAAGACTGTTCTGGAAGAGAAAGTTGCCCCGTCCGTTGCGGCTCATAATGGCAGCATTGGTTTTATTAGCTTTGCCACCGATACTGGCGTGGCTACTTTAAAATTATCGGGCAGCTGTAGTGGATGTGCAATGTCAAAAATTACTTTGCAACGTGGTGTTGAGAATACTTTAAAACATTATGTTCCTGAAGTTCAGGCCATCGTTGGTAAAGACGATGAAGAAGCGGAAGGTCAAGGCTATGAACCTTATTTTCCGAAAGATAAAGAACCGGATTGGGAAAAATTATTAAGGAAGAAAGATGTATAAACCTCTACCGGATTCATTAACGATAAAACAGAGTGGAATCAATGGCTTAGGACTCTTTGCCAAGGAAGGCATGGCTCAGGGCACGAATCTAGGAATGTGTCATCTGAAGATCGGAGATACTATATTCAGAACTCCTCTCGGAGGATTCATTAATCATTCGAATGAAGCGAATTGCGTCAAAGTTGAACTGCGTATGACCGCTGAAGATATCAAGGGCCACGCGTATAACTACAAGAAATGGAATTTAATTACGTCGCAGGATGTGAAGGAAGGAGAAGAGCTAACGGTACGCTATACATTTTACAATGTCTGATTCATTAAAAAAAATTTACGAAAAAATTTTTAAAGACGCTCTCGACTATATGGAGGACTATGAAGTACAAATGGTTGCCGCGACCTATATGGCAATTGCCATGCGTCTGTATAAAACTCATCTGGACGAGAAAAGTTTTCTCAACATGATCCGCACGGTTATGGAAACCGAAGTCGAACCTTATGAGAAACCTAAAAGGATGCTACACTAATGGGGCGATCGAATAATAGTTTTACAGGTTGGGTTTCTCCTATTGATGTTGCAGGAGACCGAATTAAAGAACCCGAAGAGCATCTTTTCATCGCTATTCTTTGGCAAGCTGCCCACGACGCCTTCTCAAAACATGTAGACAAGATCGAACGAGATTCAGCGAGAAGCTTTTTTCTGGGAAAAAGCGAAAGATTCAAAGAAATTTGTGAATGCGCAGGACGCAATCCTCAATACGTACATGAAAAAATAAGAAAACAAATTTTAAAGAAAAATGGCTGGAATATGACAGTATCCTGCAATGTTGACGGACACACCCGGTCCTATCGAAACACACATAAAGGCAAGAAGCGAGGACCTAAACACAGTTTAAATGGAGCAAAATATGGCAGACCAAAGGAAATCTTATCACTATAAACTAGGAAGAATGATCGCTAAAGTTAAAACAGAAACCAAGTGGCGCGATATCTTCAAGATTGTTGGAGAAGCACAAAAAAGCTAAGGAAAAATGGCCGATAAAAAAGCGATACCCTACATGATGTTCCGCTGGGGACCATGCCTGGTGAAATTTCAAATATCCGAAGAGAACAGAAAACTGTTCCTCGAGGAAGCAAAACTAAGCACAAAAGACTGGTCCAGTCATCTTGCCGGTGTCAATATCAAGGAAGTTGCTTTCAGGGACTACAAGAAATTTGAAAAATTTTTCAGCAGCGCCTTTGAAATTTATAACGACGCCCTGAAGAAATGGACGGGTAGCAAGGATGATGATTTTAACGAAAAGTACCAACTTAATGTCCTCTGGGCTAATTTTCAAAGACCGGGAGACTTTAACCCGCCTCACGATCACGCGGATACTCTGTCTTTTGTTATTTTTCTGGATGTGCCCGACAAACTCATCGAGGAAAATAAAGCCTATAAAGGAAGATCGGCAGGTCCCGGAGGACTGACTTTCATCTACGGAGATGGAACACGGGAAGCGGTCACGCACCACTCCTTCGTCCCTAAAGCAGGTGATATGTACATTTTCCCTGCCTGGTTGAAACATTGGGTCTATCCATTCAAGAGCGACTGCACACGGATCTCGGTATCGGGAAATGTCGTTAATGCCATAAAAATTAAAAATTTAGTTGACAAGCAGGTATGATGTAGGATAATGTAGTAAATAGAAAGTAGGTGAGAAATATATGAGTACAAATACACAAACCACTGCCTATAAGATCAAATATTATTCTAGATCAGACGGCAAAAGAGTCAATCGACCTTATAATCCTGAAAGACAGTATGAATTTGTCGCGAAGAACGGCAACTTAATCAAATGCTATTGGGATGAAACAAAGGGTGACTGGAGAAGATCTATTATGGAAAACATCGTCTCTATTAAACCGGCTAAAGCCAAAAAAAAGAAAGGAAAATAAATGGATAATAAACCTCTGAAAAGACTCCAAGAAGAGATCAAGGATATGAAAGCTAAAGCTAAAGTTTATTTGGCAGGTCAAACTAAAAAACTCAAAGATTTAGAGAATAAAGTCAAGGATCATTTAGCCTATAAGCAATTAATCCTTTCTGCTTTAAAATCAAACTATAAACCAGAGAACATTGTAGAAGGTTTAAAAATCGTCGCTGGACACATTAAAGCCAAGAACTGGTCGATGGTCGACCGTATCGGCGGCCCTTCCGGCGATTTAGAGGCACGGGGTGCATGCCCTATATGCCATATCAACTTAACAGGAAAGAATCTTCGTCCCCGGGAAATCACATTTCCTTGCGGGGTCGCGGGTTGTCCTTTCGAAAAACATGCGAACTAATCTATCTAAAAAACATGGAATCAAAAATAAAGGTATAAAGGTAGAAAAATTCTTCCCGAAAGTTTTACCTAACACTTATTTATTATATCTTACAGGAGGAATTCATCCTTTTCATGAAGTAAAGGGCGCTGCGCCCCGGTATCATCAGAAAATATGGCCATGCATTAAACGCGTTCACTGGCCGGTAAGAAATGATCGGGCTTATAAATGGAGACAAAAAGGTAATAAGCAGGAACAAATGTTTCTTAATCTAAGTGGATCAGGCTATCCTTTCACCAATCTTTCCAGATCAAATAAACGCACAATGAGACCAAAAAATAAAAAGCCACTCAAAACATATCAAACTCAATTTATATTAATGCATCGTTTAGTTGCCTTAGCCACTATGCCCAATCCTGAAAATAAACCCCAAGTTAATCATATCGACGATGATCGCACCAATTTTCTTCCTGAAAATTTAAAATGGGGGACGGATAGGGACAATAAACTTGGAAGCCGCGGTAAAAGTATTCAAACCATGGAAGAAAAATATCATAGCTTTCAAACACACGGATGGATCAAAGGATGAGAACTAACGCTTCCCTCCAGTCCCGGAAAAAAGAGAGAATTCTTAAACTGCGAAGTTTAAATTATACTTATCGCGAAATTCAGGAAGCCATTCCAGGACTAAGCAAAGGATCCATTTCCTATCATTGCGGCGAAGGCCAAAAGGAAAAGAGCCGCGAGGTCAACCGAAAAAGGCAGGAAGGCATTTGCAGCAAGGTCCACGGATTTATTTACGACAAGAGAAAACCTTATAAACCTCCTATTTATAAACTTGGAGAGATACGCAAAAAAGCAAGAGGCTTTATCTACGGTGTCCACGTAAGGAGCAAAAAAGCAACGTACAAAGCGAATAAAGATATGTTAAAACATCCTATACAAAGGGTCTGGACTTACATTGGCAAAGTTTTCCCGGGCATCAAGTCTGAAAAAGAACCGATTCCCGCCGTGAATCAATGGACGGGAGAACCTGATTTTGAAGATGGCAAACCACTGGTGTATCCCTATATGCGCTGCAAGCTATGCGGAGAAGTTCGTAATGCCAAAGGCAACGACGTGCACGCCGACCATATCGACGGCGACCGGCTTAATAACCACATTGATAATTTCTCCTTTGTTCATGGTGACTGCAATTACATGAAAGGTCAGAAGATCTACAAACAGTTTTATGAAAAGATATGTAAAATTAAAACGAATTTAGAAAAGTATATAAAATACTGGAACAAGGAATTATGAGATGGGGCGGAAGCGTTTACATCGGGATGACGGTCTCGTTAGCAGTTGCGGTGGCTTCCCAACCTCTTGATTTTATTAGCACCGCAACGGCGTCCGTCTGACATTATGAAAGACTATAGAATAAAAATTACCATACGAAACGAGAGACTTTTATCAGTCATGGAAGAGAAGGGTCACGAAAGCGTTGCTGCTTTTTGCAAAGCTTACGGACTCAGCGCCCCTTTTGTACGCGATATTATCAACGGGAGTAAGCCTCCTTTAAACCGGAACAAGGACTTGTTTCCTGCGGTTAAAGAACTATTGGATATTTTAAGCTTAACGGTGGAGCAAGCGTTCACGTCTCGACAGCTCC